TGGTTATGATGAATTGATAGACAACACTTACGAGTTGATTGGCGAAGAACTGGGAAAACGCCAAGTTAATTTGGCACGGTCAAAAAACCCTGTGGAATTAGTGGTAAGTGCAGACCCAGTATTATGTGCTTGGACATTTGAGCAAGGGTTACCCTCTTTGTTGTTTGCTAATCCAGACACCATGAACTTATCTAATCGCCCAGATTCACCTACAAAAGTACGGGCTTGGGGTGCTATAGAAGAAGTAATAACTAAAAGAAACATCAAACGTTCTTTAGACGCTTCAAAAGCAGATACATCATTTACCAGGTATGAATAATGAAAATTATTTTTGGTGGAGCAGAAGTTGGTAGCAACCGTACCCTTCTAGAAGGAATGTCTGTAGAAGTTATGAGCCTGTCTTTTTACGCTCTAAAGAAGAGATACCTTCCAAAGAACAAGTTATGGCTAGTCTCTGAGCACTGCCCAGAAAAAGTCAAAGTCATTTTAGACTCTGGTGTGGCCCAGGCAGAAAGAGATAACCTCTCTAAAGAAGAACTAACTTCTTTAGCAGCCGAGTATCAAGATTTTGTAGCAAACAACCTGGAACGCATCAGTGGATTTGTTGAGTTTGACTCACAGGTCTTGGGGTTAGATTGGGTACTTCAAGAGCGAGCCTCCTACGAACACGACCCAAAACTGTGGGTTGTTTGGCATGAGGTTTATGGGCTTCAGAGCCTCAGAGAGTGGTCTAAGACCTACCGTAATGTCGCCATACCCCACGCCACTATTGAGTCTGTTACGACCCTTGCAGGGGTCACAAAAGCCCTTGTAGCCCAGCAAGGTACGAAGTTCCACGCTTTGGGTTCAGCCAAGCCAGACAACCTGCGTCAGATACCCTTTGCCACCTCTACAACCCTCTCATGGCTGTCTCCTATGAGGAATGGTGAAACCATCATTTGGGATGGCAAGCAGATTGTCCGTTACCCTAAAAAAATGATGGCTCAAGCCAGACCACGGTATAAAGCCATAGTGACTAAAGCAGGACTAGACTTTGATAAGTTCTTAGAAAACGATGGCGTTGAGTCATCTAAAGTTGCCGTATGGTCTTACAAACAATTGGAGTCCTCAATGGATAAAAAACGCCCTGACCTTCACATTATTGAAGGCGGTAATGACCCTTTATTATCTGATAACAGCGATACACCCCTTATGAGTACTTTTGCGGAAACATGGGGGGGTGCTTCTGATAACAGTGACCTTGAAGTGCGGAAAGATTCAGCACTTGAAGAGCCTAAAAAACTCATAGAAAGAGACCCAACAGAGGTAACAAACCTCCCTGTCTTTGGGTACAAAATGAAGACCATTGTTGATGTAGATGACGAGGGCAATGAAGTCCTTAAAGACGTTCCAATGGTTCAAACAACAGGGGCTTCTTTAAGACAATGCGACACCTGTTTTGTTGCTTCTAATTGTCCAGCCTTTAAACCTCAGAATAGTTGTGCCTTCAACTTACCTGTTGAGGTGAAGACTAAAGAACAACTAAAAGCCTTATTAAATACCGTTATTGAGATGCAGGGAGCAAGAGTTGCCTTCTCTCGGTTTGCAGAAGAACTTAATGGTGGTTACCCTGACCCCAACACATCGCAGGAAATTGACCGTCTTTTCAAACTGGTCAAGGGCATGAAAGAGTTAGAAGAGAACCGAGAGTTCATTAGAATTACTGCTGAACGGCAGTCGTCAGGAGGAGTACTTTCAGCCATTTTTGGTGACAGAGCACAGGCTCTAAAAGACCTTCCAAACGGAGGTTTGACCGCTAATGAAACCAATAAAATCATTCAACAAAGCCTAGAGTAATTATCTGATAACAGTGCTACTGAAGTAATGAACTTAGGTAGTCGCTGTTATTAGGTGTATGAGCAGTACAAGTAAGATTTAATTGCCCCTTATCTTTTTTAAAATCCAACCCGAAAGGCTCTCCTTATGTCTCTATTTTCCTTCAAACTTACCGAAGATTTTGTAACCAGTTACCGTTCTAAGAAAGCCCCTTTTGGATACAGAGATGCTGCAGGTAACTCGGTTGGAGAGATTACCTTCTTAAGAACTTACTCTCGTTTAAAATCCGATGGGACGAAGGAAACTTGGGTTGATGTATGTGAGCGTGTAATCAACGGCATGTACTCGCTTCAGAAAGACCATGCTAAATCCCAGCGTCTTCCATGGAATGACGCAAAGGCTCAGGCTTCTGCTAAAGAAGCCTTTGACCGTCTTTTTGAATTGAAGTGGACTCCACCTGGTCGAGGACTCTGGGTTATGGGAACACCGTTAGTCAATGAACAACGTAACTCCGCAGCCCTACAGAACTGTGCTTTTGTCTCCACTAACGAGATGACTAAGAACAATCCAGCCAAGCCGTTTGCCTTCCTTATGGAGGCTTCTATGCTTGGAGTAGGTGTGGGCTTTGACGATAAGGGTGCTGATAAAGAGTTTGCTATCTATGAGCCAAAGGCTGAAGAAGAAACAACCGTAATTCCAGACACTAGAGAAGGTTGGGTTGAGTCTGTAACTTCTTTAATAAATTCCTACCTAAAGCCTGAACAACCTACGCAACGCTTTGACTACTCTTTGATTCGACCAGCAGGTGCTCCTATTAAAATCTTTGGTGGCACGGCAGCAGGACATGAACCTCTAAAGAAGTTACATGACCACATTGAGGCTTTGTTTAAGGGCCGTTCTGGAGAAAAAGTCACACGCAAAGACTTAGCAGACATCGGAAACCTTATTGGCGTATGCGTAGTTTCAGGCAACGTTCGTCGTTCAGCAGAACTTCTCATTGGTCGTATTGACGATGAGGACTTCCTAAACCTAAAGAACTCTGAGGTTTATCCTGAGCGTAACTCCTATGACCCTGCTAATCCTGGTTGGGCTTGGATGAGTAATAACTCTGTAGAAGCAAAGGTTGGTTCAGACTTCTCTAAGATTATTGACGGCATTGTTCGTAACGGTGAGCCTGGGGTTGTGTGGATGGACGTATCACGCAAGTATGGTCGTTTGATTGACCCACCTAACAACAAAGATTGGCGTGTATCAGGATACAACCCCTGTGCTGAACAAAGCCTTGAGTCTTTTGAGTGTTGCACATTGGTTGAAACTTACTTAGGTCGTCACGATTCTTTAGAAGATTTCAAAAGAACATTGAAGTTTGCTTACTTGTATGCAAAGACTGTAACTCTTCTTCCAACACATTGGGAAGAGACCAACGCAATCATGCAACGCAATCGTCGTATTGGAACTTCTATTTCAGGTATTGCTAACTTTGCAGATAACAATGGTTGGACTGTGCTTCGTGATTGGCTTGACGCTGGTTACGCTACAGTCAAGGCTTATGACGAGTCTTACTCTGAATGGCTTGGTATTCGTCAGTCAATCAAAATGACAACAGTAAAGCCTTCAGGCACAGTTTCAATCCTTGCTGGTGAAAGTCCTGGAGTTCACTGGGCTTCAGGAGGTAAGTTCTTTAACAGAGCAATTCGTTTTGCTAACTCTGACCCAATGCTTCCGCTTTTCAAAATGGGTAACTACAGAGTTGAACCTGCTTCTGAATCTCCTAATACAACTTCTGTTGTTTTCTTTCCTATTGAAACCAATGCTAAAAGAGCAGAGAAAGAAGTCTCTGTTTATGAAAAAGTTTCTTTAGCAGTTGTAACTCAAAGATACTGGTCAGATAACTCTGTCTCTGTAACTGTGACCTTTGACCCTGAAAAAGAAGCAGACTCTATTGCTTCAATACTTCACATGCACGACGGACAACTAAAGACAATCTCTTTCTTACCTATGGGTAACGCTGTGTATCCTCAAATGCCTTACACACAAATTACTGAGGCTGAGTATGAAGAAAGTCGCATGACTCTTATGCCTATTGACTTCAGTGGTGTCTATGCAGGTATGGCTTCTGATGCTATTGGAGAGGCTTATTGCACTACAGACGCTTGTGAAGTAAGGTTGATAAAAGACAATCAGTAATTATTTACCTGTGTTTTTGTTGTTGTTTTTAGCAGAACGCAAACGCTTCTTCTCTCGCTGTAATGCTTGACGACGAGCCGTTGTATTTGCTCTTTCTTTTTCAGCACCTCTGGCTGAGGCTTCGGCTTTCTCTCTTTGTTGTCTTTCAGAAAGAAGTTTCTCTAACGGTTTGTAATTTTTAAAAACTGTAACAATGTGCTTAGGGTGTGGAGTTGTTACAACGGTGTATTCGTGGTCAGTATCGCTCTTGTGATACCCAACATGCTTTATGTTTCCGTTGTCTTGCTGTGTTTGAGCACCATGCTTTACAACATGTTGAACAGCAGCCCAATTCATGTCTCTTTCAAATGAACGGTCTCCTGCATGTGCTAAAGGCATTGCTTCCATGCTTGTTATGATACAAAAAAAGACCCACTAGCACTTGGCTAATGGGTCTTTAGTAATTGCTACTTGCCTAAAATCTTCTTTGCTTGGTCTGACTTTATGCTCATGTAGCCAGTTTTTCTTGGGTTCATGCTTCCAGGCTTTTTAAATCCTGCTCCTTTTGGCATGTTATTTTGTCTAACTAATAATGCTGCTTGAACTTTATCTAAATGCTTACCCACAGGCTTTCTCCTTTTGTAGAACTGTAAGTCTAACAGAAAGCCCTCCTGTCACCAACACAGGAGGGCTTTCTACTAGTTATGCTTTTGGAAAAGATTTGAGCCATTCTTTAGCACGAGGGGTCATGCCCTTCCATGCTGACCAATCTTTACCACCATTGCTCATGTAATAAGCAATTTGGGCATTTGTCACAGGGTCTAGAAGCATTGCATTAGACACCATGCTGAACTTGTCTCTACGCATGTCTCCCATTTTCCCAATCATGTTTATCTGAAAGAGTCCATAAGAGTTATCGCCTGTCGCTTCATTACCATTGAAGGCAATAGAACGACCACGACTTTCACGCATAGCAATAGCCCATGCTTGGCTCAAGGCTTTACCCTCAAACCCAACTTCCTTTAGTAAGGCTTTCAATTCAAGTTTTGAGAGTTGAGGCTTTTGTCTCAACGCTTCCAACTTCTTTGACGGACTTACTTTCAAGGCTTTCTCGACTGTTGATTGGGCGGGTTGAACTGGCTGAACAACCACTACCTTCAAAGGTTCAAGTGCTTTAGCAATTGCAAAACCGCTAAAGAACAATGAACTTGCTACTGTCATAGTTGCGATAACAACTACTTTTTTTCCGCGTTTTGTTAGTTTCATAGTTTCTCACCTTTCCCCAAAGTAATCATTTACTGCTTCCGCAGCATTTGAACTTTGGTGACGGAGACGGTGTAGATACCGCTCTGTCGTTGTGATTGACTGATGACCCAAACGCTCTTTGACCTCATGCACATCTACCCCACTCTTTAGGAGTTGAGTAGCGTTGGCATGTCTTAGGTCATGCGTTCTTGGATACCAACCAATACCTGACTTTTCTATGGCTTTGTTCCAAGTGGTTCTCCACTTGTCACGACTGAGGTGGCTTTGGCTAAGGCTTTGGTCAAGGCTTTGGCTTTGACTAAGGCTTTGGCTAAGGCTTTCTCTGCCTTTTGATTTGTCCTTTCTGTATTGTTTGCGATACTTACTGACCGCTTCTTTACACAGGTCACACCTACACCCACCGACATTGTATGAATACGGAGTTGCGTGTTGGAATACTCTACTTCCAACGGTGTAAGGCTTTTTAGTCCTTTCCAATTGACTACCTGTGGTCACTATTTTACCAAACTCTAGCACTAAGGCTTTGGAGAACAGCAAATCATTAGCCCCTAATTTTCTATCCCGAACATACTTCTTTAGGGCTTCATTGAGGCTTTTGTTGATAATTACTGTGCGTTTATGCCCGTTCTTTGTTGAAGGCACGATAAGGAAACGGCTTCCATTGTTCAAGGCTTTGCCTACATCACTCACAGTTCTACGAACATAAACTTCTTTTGACTTGAAGTTGAAGTCTTTTACTCTTAGTTCTGTGGCTTCTCCAAATCGGCAACCTGAAGCAACTAAGAATTGAGCAAACATCTTTGCCCCTTCAGTTTCTAGGGACTCAACAATTTTTTTGAAATCTGAAGGCTCTAAAGAACTTGTGGGGTCTGCTTTAGAGGTCTTTATCTTTATGCCATGCGTGGGGTTTGCGGGGATTTGTTCTTCCTCAACGAGTTGCCTGAACACAGAACCCAACGCTGTCTTTACATGGGAAACTGTGGCAGGACTTATACCTTCGGAGAGCAACTTCTCTATAAGTTGCCTAACATCTTTACGAGTTATGCCTGTTACTTGTCTATGCCCCAAATAAGGTAGGGCATACTTCTTTAGAGTTATGGCATAAGTTTTCTTTGTTATTACACGAACATCTGTTCGGTTGATGAGCCACTCTTTTACATAGGCTTCAAAGGTTGTAATCAGTTCGGGGTTGTTAGAGACTATGCCTTCCTCTGCGAGCAGGGCAGAGTTCAAGGCTTTGGCTCTAGTGCCATAAGTTCCAGCACTCTGAACCTTACCGCTTCTGCGGTAATAGCCTGTATGCCGTTTATTTCGGGTAACTACATACGCCATTTGAGTTCCTCTCCTCAAACCCTATGTTACCAACGAGTAGGACTAAAGCCAAGTTACTGATGAGTAACTTTTAGGCACAAAAAAAGGGGAACAAGTTGCCGAAGCAACTCGTTCCCCTTCTAAGTTATTTAGAAGTCTGAACCTTCTTTAGAAGGAACAGGCTTTGTCTTTTGTCTTGTCGTTATCCACTCGTTGATTGTTTCCTCTTTCCAAACAGGTGTTCGTTGAAAGTAGTGGTCAGGTTGAGGCATTGACTTATTGCTTAGATAAGTCTTTAGAGTATCCCTAGTCAATCCTGTCTTTTCGGATACTTCGTTAGTAGTAAGCCAATCCATAATTGTTACCTCCTTTCGTTTATAGTCTATCAAGGTCTTTAGAGGCTTCCAATAAAGCCTTTTGGCTTTCTATTAGATTACCTAGTGCGTCACAGGTAGTTCTCATACCAAACATAAACGCATAGATGTTTTCCATGTTTTCAGGGCGATAACCCTTTTCAATCAGTTCAAGAAAAATGTCGCTTGATAGTTTTAGACTATGCGACACCATGATTAGTTGTTCTGCTGTTAGTCGTTCTTTTGCGGTATCCATTGGATACTTCCCTTCTATAGAAGTTGATAGGGGCAAACCAACTGCCCCTATCAACTTGTTGGTGAATAGATTACTTGCCGTTGAAGGCTTTGCGGATTGCGTTGAGTTGTTCCTCATACGCCTTTGCTTGTGCTTCCCAATACTGTCGCTGTGCTACTAGGTCTGTAATGGCTTTTACAGGGTCAATGCCAGCAGAGATAAGCGGTGTTGTTGATACTACAGGCTGTGTTGAAGGCTTTGCGATTGGCTTTGCCTTTGCCTTTTTAGGTTTTGATTTGTGATTGCCAGTTTTTCCGTTATGGACTCTACCGACATGGTGTGCTGTTGCTTGGAGATTTCTAAACAACATAAAGCACTTGTTACAACCAACGGCTTCAAACTCTGTGCCGTCTATGTTATCAGCGAATAGGACTCGGCTCATTGACGAGAACACTCCTCCGCTTGGAGAAGGCATAAGTTCTCTAGCAATTAGAGAGTAACCTTCTTTTGTGAAGTCTGATGGTGATGATTGTGGTGTTGCTTGTTTGATTATCAGATTTTGTGATTGGATTGGACTACCTCCTTCCTGATGTATCTCGGTGATGTGTGGTGTTATGCCGTTTTGTTTTGCGTGGCGTGTATAAATAGCGTAGAAGTCAGCAGGATACATACCTCTTAGTTTGCGTCTTGTTGCTTCTCTATCGCCTTTTGTAGTTGCGTGTAACGCTTCCCAATCAGCAGGGTAACGCAACTTCAACTCTCTGAAAGAGTCACGCCAAACTTTAGACGCAACTCTTTTCTTAGCCAACTCTTTTTTGCGTTGTAGTGTCTTGTTAGACATTTGTATCACTCTCCTTATGTGTTTGTTCCGCAACAATCTTTACAAAGAATTGCTCATCAGTTTCTATGTAATCGTTGATGTAATGTTGCGTAGCCTCTAAGACAGTTTCATAAATTGAATTGTCTTTTAGATTGCTGTCGTTGATAGTGATTGGAACTTCCGTTGCCAATTCAACTAGGTAATGTTTTATTGCCATGTGTTACCTCCTCTGTTTCGTATAACCTCAGGTTATCTTGATTTATTCCTTTATTCAACTTCGGGTTGATACCTTCTTTAGAAGGTTGCCCAGTTATTAGATTTACAGTTTCGTAATCCATTAGTTTTCCCATAGTGCTTCGTCATAGGCTTGTTCATAAAGAACTTTGTTTATGGCTTCAACACAATGGGTCTTTGAGCCATACAGAGAGTCGTCACCATTACGACTACCAATGAACTCACCTTTATCGTTGTAGTCGTGGTATCCCCACGCCCATAGTTTGTCCTCATTTCGTAAGACATAGATACGCTTGTCTTGTGATAGGTAACTTCCCCCACCTTTTTTATTTGGTTCTCGTTTGAGTTGGAGGATTGGTAATTCACGCAACACTTTCTTTCTCCTCCCATAAAGATTGTTCTGTTTCGTCTAAAGAAGTCTTACAATCAGAACAGAGTTCCTCAATAGAGCCTTCGTAGGTGTAGTCAGGACACTCAAAGTGGTTTTCACACTCGTTACAGTAATGGTGTTCTGTGTATCCCCAGTATCTAGTCTTTACATCACAGGTGAAATCCTCACCTTCCTCATCAACTGTTAGTTCGCCACCTTTGAAAGAGTAAGTGCCGTAGAAACCAGCCCCTTCATCATGGAAGCGATAAGTCATTTCTAAAGACTTATGTTGTTTAGATAACTTTTCTAATACAGGCGTAACAGGACTCCATGCTGTCCAAAAAGAAGCATGAACAAATCCGTTTTCCCAATCGTTAGTTATCCACTCAAAGTCACATAAATCCCACTTGCTTCCCCAGTTCTCGGAGTTCCAGTTATACCAATTATCATCTTCTTTAGCAGGGCGAGGAATAATCTTTTGGCATGAGAACTCTCGTTCCTCACGATTTGGAGTTGCTTCCTCTTTTGTGATTTGAACTTGCTTTAGAAGTTTGTGTAATTGTTTTGAATTACCGCTAATGGTAAGTGTGCTTATACAATGATTTGGCATAGTTCCTCCTATCTTTGTGGTGTTAGTGATAGCCCGTTGGCATTTATTTGGTTCATCTGCTCTGTAAGTTCTTTAGCAGTTAGTAAGAACTGTTCCTTTGCTTTGTCGTGATAATGGTCAGGGATTTGAGCAAGGATTTCATCAGTTATGTTTTCATTGTAAAAAGAAGTGCCTTGAACTCTTAGGGTGTTGGCTTTTGTAAAACCTCTACCATACAAAGAGTGAATACCGACAGAGTTATTTTGTCTATTTACCAAACTGTATTCAATTTTTTCTAAACGAAACTTACGAGTTTCGCCTGTTGCCACAACTTCCCAATGTCCAGTAGTTGAGTTGTAACCGCTTTGAAATACAGGAACATCTATAACTATTTGGTCGTAGTCAGACAAGATAGTTTCTATCCCGAAAGTTATTCCTTGCCATTTAGTTGTAGTTGTAGTTGTGTCTCTTTCTTTTGTAATCATGTGTTACCTCCTTATTGTGGTCGGTTTTGTTCAAGAATAGAGTTATAGGCTTTTGATTTGCCTGTGCCTAATGGCTTGTATCCGTATCGTGTGAGACGGAAGTTGATAGCACCAATGGTGATACCAAGTGCTTTAGAAAGTTGATACGCAGTTACTCCACGACCAATTTCATCTGCTAATAGTTTTGTGTATTCCTCTGCTTCCTCACGAAACTTTGGGCTGTAACTACGAACCTTTTGTGCCAAAGGTTGAAGTTCCAATAACCTCTTTAGAACATCAGCGTCAGGTTGGACAATTTCTTTTTCATACACTTCACCAACAACAACTCTTGGCAACTTTGGAATTGGTAAATCCCAAACGCTTGCTAATACATCAGGGTCTTGTGCTTCTTTAGACCTTGTGTAATCAAGAACAGTTTGTCTATGGCAAAGAAGTTCGTTAGCAATACTTTGTAATGTCCAACTACCTTCTACAAGAAGTAAGCAGTAAGCCTTCTTTTGAGGCATAGCCAATCCCCTAAGAAGTTTGCCAACTTCGTAAGGCAAAGTCAGATTAGATTTCTGAACCCTAACTATCTCTTTCTTTTTCATGCGATAGGTAGAACCTCTTGAAGTCTTTACTAATTTGATTTCAGGTGTATCACTCATCTGTGTCTCCTAATAAGTATTTAGCAGGGGTAAGAGAAGGGTCGCCATTGAATTGTGAAGCGAAACTTGCTAACTCACTATCGTTCATTGAGATTTCAGAGAAGGCTTCCTCATCATCTTTAGACCATAAAGAAGTGTCTAATAGACATAAATCTCTAGCGTCTCCGTAGTTGCCGTCTTGTCCTATGTAAAGAACATCATTGTCTGAATTGACTCCAACAATGCGAGCAAAGATTTGTTCCAGTTGTTCGGGGTTGCTGTCGTAGTTGTTCTCCGAGAAGTCTGCCAAGATTTCTAAAGCAACTTGTTCAGGGTCTTGCTCATCAGGAACTCCAATAATCATGTGTGCGTATTTCATAGTGTTACTCCTCCCATAATTCTTTATCTATAATTTCTGTTTGTTGTTCTTGTAACTCATTTATTGACTCACCAATGTGAGTTTGAAGGTTGTCTGTAATTGTGTTTCCAACATCATCTGTGTCGTAGTTGTAGTCAGAAGCAAACTCCCAAGCGTGTTTGAACATGAACTCAACTTGTTCATCACTTAGATTGTTTTCTGCTTTTTCGTTTTCTAACCAATCTTTTATCCACTCTCTACAAAGGTCTTTATCCCAATAGATAACTAGAAGTTCCTCATCTTGGTCGTAACGACTAAGTTCTTTTATGATTTCTTTTACTTTAGACATAGTTACTCCTCCCATAGTGTTGTATCGGCTTGGTCTAATACAGACTCAATCAAGCGGTGTTGGCATAGTTGTGAAACAGCACAATCAAGTGCTTCTTGTATTTCGTGATGAACGCAATTACCAAACTCTTGTTTGATTTCATCAAAGCACTCATACCAGTTGTTGTTTGCGAACTCTAGTTTGCCGTCAATCTCTAACGCTCTTTGAACAGAAGCGTCATTTACGAATTGTTCTTGTGGCAAATCATTTAGAGAATAAAGTGTTTGGTATTCGTCTTTAGAAGTATCAGACTTGTAAATAATTTTGATTTCACCTACAGCACAGATACTTATTGTGTGTTTTAGTTCTCTATTAGTAACAGTTGCTACTTCACCTGAATACCAATTACTGTCTTGTTTATCGGGTGTTGGTGTAATTTCTAGCCCGAAACCAAACTGTGAGGCAATACGAAATCCGTTTTTGTAATCCCACAACCAATCTGCTTCGTTATCAAAGTTACTCATTACGCCTCCCATAATTCTTTATCAACTTCTAAATGAATACGCTTCTCGTATTCATCAGTAATAACATCTTTGATAACTTCCCAAAGGGCATTGAGTTCGTTATCGCAATTTGCGACTTTACTTACAACATCTTGAAACATCTCATCAGTAACTTCGTAATCCTCAACATCATCATAAGTATTGTAAATAACATCATAGATTTCGTTTTTATCTAATAGACCTGCGATAAGTGCTACTTGTTCATCACCTTTTGGATACCACTCTTTTAGTTGCTTTGAAAGTTCTTTAGCAGTTGGCATTAGTTATACCTCTTAGCGCAGGTAGAACCCATGCCACCAGCAACAGACTTCAATGCTGTAAGTGTTAGCCCACAATGAACGCAAGAGCCTGTTTGCCCACTTGCTTCTATTGCTTCATTGAGAGTTAGGCGGTCAGTATCTTTTAGTTCATACAGATACTTGTATGCGGTTCTGTTGTATTCCCATGCGTTTGTTTCAGGGTTGATTGAGAACACTTGCCAGTTGCCACTCTGCCGACCTTTGCGAACAGAATAAACAATTCCGTTGTAACGATACGCACCTGTTTCTGCGATTGTAATTGTTTTTGCGTATGGTGCGTTTCGTAGTTGCTCAATCCATACAGAAACTTCTTTAGCAGTTGAATTATCATTTAGCGATTGAAGCACGACATCTCCGCCAACACGATTGTTTGCTAAAGACTTTACATACTCTATTTGTCGCTCACTTGCTAGGCGTTCGTATTTATCCTCCGCCTTGATAAGTGTTTCAATGAGTTCCGTTCCCCATTGAACATTTATCTCCTCAAAGTTGATAGCGGATACATCTATGTCGTGTTTCTTTTGTTCTAGTAACTTCTTTAGGAAGTTCTGTTGTGCTGTTGTGATTGTGCGAACCTTGTAAGTTCCATACTGATTACCTGCTTTAGAACCTGCTCGCTTGTGTTTTGTTTGGGTAGTCATGGTGTTCCCTCTTTCTCTTAGCGGATTTTCTATCCCGAAACGATTTCGGTTTCTGTTACTGTGTTTATGTCTCGTTGTAACTTCTCTAGTTTTAGAAGTCTCTTTAGTCTGCGACCTTCACTAACTCTTGTGTCTTGTGTAGCCACAACCTCAAAGGAATACTGTGGGTAGCGTTGAGCCATAGACCTTTGTTTTCTTTCTGCTAAATCTTTTCGTCTATGGAAGGTTGCCCATGCTTGTCCGTTGTAACTATCAGAACCACCTTCTATAACAGCGTGTGTGTAGTCTGTATAACTAATACGAACAGCCTTACTACCGCTACTGTGTGTAGCAACTACACATCTTTCTTTTTCTTTTTCATAACCTTGATACATAGTTATCTCCCTTGTTTGATTACTTCGTCAATGTTCTTTAGACATGAGCCGTATCCAAATGAATTGGCATACGGCTTATCAGTTCCTACATAACAAACATCTCTTGTTACATAAGCAATAAAGAGTCCTAGTAATAGTGAAGGAATAATTACTAGGACTATCCAACCTCTGCGAGTTAGGTTACTCATGGTTACTCTCCATGTTGAAGGACTCATACATACCTACAACTTCTTTTACTTTTTTATCTGCTTCTGTAGTTAGTTCATCTCTAATACCTTCTAAGGTTTCTACAGGAACAAACGCAACTAAAGAAGTTAGGAATAGGTGTTCTACAACTTCCTCCTCTAGTTCAGGTTTGGTGAAGGACAAAGCAGAAACACAAGTCTCCACTATGTCCTTCTTTAGCAAGTATTCCTCCATGTTTGCTAAGAAATCTTTTTTTGTTTTTTGTTTGCGTAATTTATTTAGTAGTTTCATAGTGGTAAGTATTCTGCTAGTCGTTCATTGAGAGGTTTAGTTTCAACAGGCAATACTTCTTTAGCATTGTTCTTTAGGTGTGAGAGTAAAGCACTAGCACTATGAGCAGAACGAAAGAAACCTCCGTCATTGAGCCATGACTTATGCCGACCAACTGCTTTGATTAGTAAAGAGTATTGTTCATCTGAAAGTGTGATTGTGTATTTTTTCATTATGCCACCTGTTCCTTTCCTTGATAAGCGAGTTCAATAAGTGTTTCCAAATCTGCTAAAGAAAGTGTTGCTACTGCTGTTGTGTCCTCTCCATACCCAGTTGTATGAACAGTTACATTACCGCAACGCTTACCTACTAAATCTGTTACAGATTGTGGAACAGACACATTAGAGCGACTTACATACTCTTGTGCCTGTCGTTTGATTGCGTTTGCTTTTGCTTGTTTTGCTTCCTCAATTAGTCGTTGTTCTTGTTCTAGTTTGTCTCGGTCTGCCCAAATTGGTTCTAACTTAGACCACTCCTCAACAATGTCTGCTAATCGTGCTGTCCAATAGAAATCATTACCATTTTTATCTACTGCTTTTACAATTACACCAACAGACCTATCACCTTGTTTTGCTAATACAAACTTAGTTTGGTCTTGGTATCTCTGTGAAGCCTGATACTCATACTTATCAAGCGAAATAATTGTTGCTTTCTCAACATCATTTTCTTTTACTGTTTCTACTTTTCTAGCACTTGAATTGTTGTAACCCCATGAAGGAACAATTCCATAAACATTTCCAACTTTTAGTTCTGATAGTTTCATTTGTTGCCTCTTTTCTTTAGAAGGTTGATTGTAATTTTCTCTATCCCGAAGGTAAGTTGTGGCAGATAGGAACGGCTACCTGCCACAACTTCTTTAGCATTGTTCATTAGTTAGTAACTAACTGTCGTGCGATAGATAGTCGCACTAAGTCCTTACCTAACGAAAGAACATCTTTAGCACTACGAACATGAGACACTAACTCAAACTCATGTCGGTTCTCATTTAGAAACTCTTTAGGTAATTCGTAGTCAGCGATAAGTGCTTGGCAGGTTACAACACCTGCTCGCTTCATCTCTCTAACACTTTCCTCCGCAACTTTGCTTTGCCAAACTCCGTCAGTAATCATAAATAACAAACGGATTGGCTGTTCAGTTGTTGCTAATACATTTTGAGAATACAGAAGTGCGTCAGTAGGGTCAGTTCCATAAGCAGTTCCAGCGTCACGAATTACTGTTCCTGCTTTGTCGTTAGCACCATAAAGAAGTCTTGGACTTCTATCATCAAACAACACAACTGTTGTGCGAGCATTGACTTGTTCTAGTGCCTTCTTGATTGCCCACATAGATTGGTAAGCATGAGTTGAATTAGAACCTTCCATAGAACCTGAATAATCTAAACAGATTACTGCTTCTATAGCAGTTACATCATCACGACCACTTGACCACTCATCAAACAAAGTATCAAACTCATCACCATTGAGATAACGATTTACATTGAAGCGACCACTATCTACTTGCTTGTTCCAAGCAGGGTCATGCTTTGCTCGCAAGCGTTCTAGTTCTCTAGCAAACGCTTTAGAAACTAAGAACAAATCTTGTGGAACAGGTTTTGGTGTGTAGTCAATTTGCTGTGGTGTCTTTGCGTTGTTGCCTTCTAACAATGGAGAACCATTGACTTGAATAGATAGTCGGTCAAGTTCTTTAGAAAGTTCATCAACGATTTCATCAAGCAAATCATTTATCTGTTCGTTGATAGCGTCAGGCTTGTTATCGTCACCTTCACTACCAGTTCCCCAACCACTACCGCCACCTGTTGTTGGTGGTGTTGTTGGTGGTGTGTCGTTGTAATCATCAAAGTCATAATCATCAACATCATCATCAACATCATCATCAACATCACCGAAACCACATTGTGTTGTATCAGAATTATCTTTAGAAGGTTCGTTAGAAGTTGTATCTGTATCTGTTGTGTCCTGTGGTGTGCTATCAACATGAACATCTATAACAACATCAGGTTTCTTAGATACTTCTGCTTCATCTTGTTTATCTTGCTTCTTTAGATTGTCTCGGTCTTGACGCTGTTCATCTTTAGAAGCAGGTCGTGAATTACTTGACTCAACACCTTGTGTTGGTCGTGTAGCGTGACCATGAGGGTCGTGAATACGCACTTGAACAATTACAGTTCCTTCATCATCACCTTCACCAGTTCCAGTTCCAGTTGGTTGTTCAATGATTGGTAAGTTCTGTAACAAATTGTGGTAACGAGTAATAAGTTCTTTAGCAACTTCTGTATCCTCAGGGAATAACAAAGTGCGGTAACTATCTACAACATCACACAACTCATCTATGTCCTCTTGTCGCACATAATTTTCTCTTGCCATTTTGCGTAACTCAACAGGCAAGTATCTACGACCACGAACAAGTGCGAACAAAGTTCCTAGTGCTTCGGGTTCTCTCACTAAGTAATCAAGAACAGTTGCGGTAAGCCAGTTAGCGATTGAAGGGAAGCGAGAAACTAACAAGCCCTCAATTCTCATGTCCTCTAACGCATTGAACGCTTGCCACTTATCGTTCTCAATAACCCAACGACAAATCTCCGAGCCGTTGCGTGGTGTGTAACGAACATGGGCTAACTCATGGAAGTTCAAACCTTGTAGTGATAACAAAGATTGTGCGTCAAACTCATCACGCACTTTGTCTAAGTTGAACCACACATCACTAGCACTTGACCAAGCAGGTGCGTTCTTTCGTGGTTCATTTACAACATGAACAGCGATTGGTCGTGAAGTAAGAACAGAGTTAGCACGACTAAACACCTGTGCTAATCGTTGTAAGCGGTCACGCTTTTTGTTTTGTAATTCAGTTTCTTTAGAAGTTTGTTCCTGTAATACATTGGGCATAACGCTAGTCATTTGTTACCTTTCGTAGTAGCGGATTTATTTTCTCTATCCCGAACAAGTGCTTACGCATTTAGAAGTTCGGCTTCATCTTGTTGTTCAACAACAATGTTCTCAACTTCAAATCCAAGTTCAGACATAATGTTGTGACGCTTTGCTTCTAACAACAACGCAACAGAGCCACGCTCATCATCAGCAAAGTTATTGAGTAAGTTCTGAACAGCAAACTCATAACCAAGACCACACAACTCTACAAAGTTCTTTAGAAGTCGTGTTGATAGTGGTGTCTCATACAAACCATTGAGTGCGTCTGCTCGCATTGAAGCAAACAACTCCAACAAAGTTTTAGAAGGAATAAACTTCTTTTCAATGTTTATGTCGTATTCAAACTGTAGTTTGAAAGTAAAGCGGTCAAGGAACGCTTCGTTCATGCGATTTGTTCCACGATAACCTTGATTGTAAGAAAGAATTACAAGAAGGTTTGGGTGTGCTTTGATAATCTCGCCCTTCTTATCAAGCAAAGTAAGAATACGATTATCGTCAAACGCATTGTGAAGTGATGAAGCAATTTTAGGAGGTAAGAAGTTACCTTCGTCAATTACTAATACGCCACCTGTTTTCCACATCTGCGTAATAACTCCGTCTTGCCATGTTGGTTTGCCTTCATCACTAATAATAACTTTGCCAAATAGTTGTGAGTATTCAGCACCAACAGATGATGAGAAAGAATAGAAAGGAAGGTTACGAATAAACGCATAGTGTTTAGCAGAAGTTGTTTTACCTGTTCCTGCTTCACCTTCTATAGCAACATTTTTCTTGTTCTTGATTGCGTAATCGTAAATAGTTACTTCATCTACTCCACTAGCAAACTTGCGTGGAACATAACCAGCAACACTTTCTGCTGTTGGAATTAGAGCAACATAATCGCCTGTAACTTCTGTAGAAGGAACAGTTGCGATTGGTGTAACAACAGGTGTGCGAACAATAGTCACAGGCATTTGTTGTGTTGGTGTTGTATTTGTAATAGCAGACTTATCACTTCTGCCGTCACTACGATACTTTGATAATTTGTTTGGGTCTGTAGAAATCAAACTCTCCACTTCACTAATTGCGTCACCTAACAAACGATTAGTAATTGTCTTGTGTCGCAAACCGAATTGCTTTGTTAGTTTTTGAATAAGAATTGTTGGTCGGTCATTGTTCTCTAGTGCTAGTTCGTCAATAGGACTTAGTGGTGACGAAAGTATTTCGCCAACGATTGCTTCGTTAGCAAATTGTGTTGATAGCAAATCAGACCATGTTGTATCTGACCATGCGTTGCTTTCACCACGACCACCATTTGTTGTGCGAGTCCATACACGAACATCATCACTTGATAGTGCTACAACTAAGTTCTGTCGTAGTGTTGATACTTGATTTGTTTGTGAAGTAATAAGGATTGAATACATAGTTAGTTAGCCTCTTTCGTTGTTGTTGTTAGCGGATTGTTTTTTTCTACCCCGAACACATCTAGTGTTTCTTGTAGTGCGTCTGTTGCTGTTAGTAAGTTGTAAGCGGATAGTTCATAAGCAAGTGCTTCACGCTCTCGCTTACTACGATTTGTTTTTGGAATTGCGTAGCAATACTCGCAATTAGTTTCTACACACTTTGTTCGCAAGTGTTTTGATTGTTCTATAGAAGTTAGATACTTATACTTTTTATCTTTGTATGTTTTACTCATGAGAATTGAACCTCTCCATAGATTGCGGTTTGTATTACGAACACAGCAAAGCAAGCGTCACTATTATCTAAAGATAAGTTGTAACCTCCACAATGCGTTTGATTTGCTTGTAACGCTTTTACATAAGCGTTAGCAAGTCTCCACAATGAAAGTGTTTTTCTTTTTATTTTGTATTGACCCTTGCTATCTAAGTTTTCAATGTCGTAATACTTCACACGCAAGCAAGGTTCATCACTATCAACAAGTGTTCCAACTTCAATTTCAGTTGCGAATACATCACACAAAGCAAAGTCACTACCTGTGATTGCTTCCCATAGTTCATCAGTATCAACAATGAAAGGAACACGAATTGTTTTACGAGCAATAATTTTTGTAGTCATTTAGTTAGTCCAACTTTCTAATCGTAATTGGTCAATACAGTTGTAAGCGGATACTTCTTTTTCATTACGGAACGAAACACCAGCAGGTAATTCAATAAGTGTTTCGCCTTCATCATCATTTACTAATTGAATTGCTTTTACAGCAACATCAACCATGAATTGTGGAACAGGTGGATAACAATTAGCAGAGAAGTGAATTGAGATTTGTTGTTCTAAAGAAGTTACAAACTCACCGCTTGCTAAATCAGTTGCGAAGTTACTACCCATAATTACTTACCTCCGATTAGTTGTTGTAGTTGTTTAGTATTTACAGAAAGTGTTTTCAATGGTGTTAGTGATTTGTCGGCACTAATTAGTTGTTGTAGTTCTCTAGTTCGTTTTACTAATTGTGTGAAGTGTTCGTCTGTATCATCAACGAGTATCTCTAGTTCATCATCAACACGAATTGTTATTGCCATTATTTATTTTCCTTATCTGTAGTTGGGTGTGAGCAATAATCGCCAGCAATAAGACGACCACAAACAGAACAAGTGCGGAATACATTTTCTTTACTCATTTATTTTGTTTCCGTTCTCATCAACATAAACAACAGTTAGTGGAACAGAAGCAAACTCTGTCGCAAACAACATACGAAACTCATTTGGATTTAGATACATTGAAAGTGTATGAACAAGTCGTTCAATGTTGTCTGTTTTACGAAACACAGCGATTGTGTTTTCAATGTCTCGTGAATTGTTTTCGTAGTTGCGTTCGTATTTTGTTTTGCGTTGTGTTGTTGTAGCCATGTTGTATTACCTTTCGTTAGCGGATTGAAGTTGTGTAGAGATAACTACACACCACCACACTTTGTAAGTTGGTTTTACAAAGTGTGATAGTGCGTATTTATTATTGACGCAAAGTAAATTAGTAGTAGTTGAATAACATCTACTAACAACAAGTGAGCAAGTGATAAACACTCTGACGATAATCTCTAAAGAAGTTTGTTTCGTAAGTTGTCGCATACACAGGCGAACAGTTTTACAAACTAATCGGAGATTATTTTTACTTGAAGTAAGTAGCAACTACATCAGAGAAAGTGTCTGACCACTACGCAAGAGCCAAAGTTATTTGCCAATAAGTCGGAAGTAGTTTGTATTCATAAAGAAGTTATGCGTTACTTTTTATTAGTAACAACTAATTTATTTACGGAGAAGTTATTTTTATTTTATTTATTTTATTTACACGACACACAATGTCGTTGGTATAAATAAAAATAGAAATAACTTTCTACTTTTTCTCACCGAGTCCATTTTCAGGAGGGGCACTTGCGTGGGCTAAGTATGGCATGACCTGAAGTCAATTATCAACTTGGGGTAAATCAAGCGTGTTTTGAGCGTGAATTGGGTGTCGGAATACCTAGTCGCACCGCAATAAATCCGAGAACCCGTAGAGCCAAAGATTTGGACAATAAATAAAAATAAATAGTTATTTATTTATCTATAGAAGTTTATTTACTAATAAAGAAAGTAATTACACAACAACAGTTCCAGAAGATAAATAACAAATAAATAAGTAATACATAACTTCTTTAGACAATTACTTACAACAACTAATAACTGTATTACTTTACTTATTGTTTATTGGGTGGGGTCTAAGGGGCGAAGCCCCTTCAATAAATAATAAATAGTTATTACTAATAACTAATAGAGAGAGTAATACATAGATAGATACATAGAGATAGATAGTTGTTATCACTTGTTATTTAGTGTGTGATTACACAAGGTAAATAGTTAGTGATTAGTAATAGTTATTTAGTTAGTTATTAGTGTGTGTTGTTAGTGTGTAATAAGTATCTGATAACAACAAAGTAAAGTGGTCTGTAGGCTGGTGTTATTTATACAAGCCAATTACTAACTAAAACAGTAGCCAATAACACGCTATCTAAACTGCTATCAAAGTATTTATTTATAGTTGTTTCACACATAGATAGAACACAAACAACTTGTTTCATAAAGAAGTTGTAAGTGTAATCGTGTGTAAATAAGCGTGACCCCCCCACCATTAGGCTGAAATCGCCAGACATCCCCCCAGGTCAGAAGCATGATTGAGGGTGTAGGAGTTAGGCAGTAGCCGATGATAGGATGACGGCATGATAAAAACGACGGGCATTACATTAGAAATAGAGGTCCCAGTGACTGGGGGTACTGAGGTACCTGAAGGTCACATTGACTGGTTTGGCACACAGGTGGAGAAGTCCATCAAAGAAGCCCTTAAGGTCAGGGGTATCAAGCACGGTCAAGTGCGGATGAGGATGATTATTGATACGGATGACATTTAAGCAGGGCTACCTATAGACCTCGGTAGCGTCCTCTAGCACCCGTGCCACAGAGACTAACGAGTAGTCCGCAACAATTTTCACATAGGGCTTGCTAGGCAGTAGCCAATAGGTCTATCCTATAGCCATGTACGCATTTGGATTAGAACTACGAAGAGACCGACGTGAGAGGTCTGTAGTAACTGTGTCCTGCGGTCGATGCGGT